AGTTATTTGCATTAATGTACCGTTGGTTGTTTGCCGTCTATTTCTAGCAGATCAATGTTTAAGTTATTGCAGATCCAGTTAGACACATCTTTGCCGTGAATATTATTTCTAAAGCCTGTAACGCTTATAATTAAACTTTTGCTAGTTTCATTGTAAACGATCATTGCTATTAAATCTTTTAGATCTTCGTCCATGCGTGGTTCTATTAATTTCCTATGATATATATATTATATACCGCACACCGCTTTTCGGGGTGTGGGGGGGTATGCGTTCTCAAAAAAAGTATTGCCGTACAGAACGGAATCCCTAGCGTTATTATAATAAAAAGATTGGTAGTCCTCTACATGTCCCAGCAATACAGCCAATAAATTATTAAAAGAACCTGAGGTAGTACCTCAAGCTGCCATATATCCTTTGCACTTTAGTATCATTCCAATCTATCGAACTCCATCATGCGTGTGCGTAATCATACAGCTGCGTTTAATAAATAGGAGATATCACTTGATCTCAGGTACAGCTTCAGTACTCCATGCAATGGTTAGCTTACTGTCTGACTTAACATCAGCCTGTATCTTATCACCGAATGTACCAGCTAATAGTTTTGAACTGAGCCATCTTCCGTGGTGTAGTTTTTCTCTAGCCCATTGAACTTTCTGTGGTTCAATGTCAGTTTGTAATAGCTCTAACATTTCATCAAGATAAGTCCATGCTCCTAATTGTCTAGCACTCATAATATCTTGGTGTAAATCAGTATCGTCTTTCATCCAGGAATACACAGTTGTGACTGCTGGATAAGTCTTGTCACTACATATCTTAGATAGTGGTATCCCTTGTTGGAGCTTCTCCAATATTAATGGTAGCTTCTCTTTTAAGTTTGTCTTTGACATATTTTAAATTCATTAATGATTTAAGTTTACCTTCAGTTGTCTTTGGTCCTGTCGATAACCCACCATGATTTCGACACTTACCATTAGGTAAGGCTTTAGCTTTACATGGGAGTCCAGTTGATCGTGCATACGCACCGCATCGTTTAGAATAAAGAGGTCTACCTACCATGATGGATTATCTTTTAACAAAGAAGGGATATCAAATACAATGATTTGCAAATGATAGTTAAATAACTATTTGATTTTGTCATACTTGTCTAATAAAAATTTGTCATAAGCAACCAAATACCTAATATAAATTAGAACTTCCGAGTACATTTGTTTAACCTTGTGTCGATGCATGCCAAGTTTCTTTCCAATGTGTACATATGGCATACCCATACCTCTAGACCAAACTAGTTTACGTTCTGTTTTATCAAGCAATGGAGTGATGTGATAGAGCAAGAAATCATACCGTGCTATTTCTTTTGATGATGCAGCACTGCGTGTTGGTTGCTTATCCCAAGCATTGTGTTCAGTGACATCGTGCTTGATGTCGAACTTCATACCATTGTAACCTTTCTTATATGCAGCTGGGAGCTTTCTGTCCGTAGCTATTGCTTCTTCGAAGGCATCAACTAACCAAGTTGTGGAAACTGTTTGAGCCATTTCTTATCTCCTTTCATTACATCATCCCAGAACTGTTTCTTACGATCAGATGATAGGTTTTTTAAAAAGTTGTAGAGCTTGTCCTTCTGAGCTTTAGGCACTCGTGCTTTCTTAGCTTCGGTCTGCTTCACAGCAGACCTGTAATGGATATTGTTATTTTTAGCAGTGGATTGGATGAGAGATCTAACCTTACCCCCTCGTAAATCATGTCTAGATATATCCTTCTTAGATATCTTAGATAGTTTAGATATATATTGTTTATTAATATATACACTTTTTGTCACATCATTGACTGGGAAGTAACGACACGTTGACGCTAACCGTTTAGATACAATGAATTCCTTATCCCTTAGCTCTTTAATACATCGGATAACAGTACGCCTAGAGATGTGCAAATCTGACGCAATGGTAGCTTGGCGTGGCAAGCACTTACCATATCGATAGTACAAGCTCTCTAGATAAATATAAACTATCTTAGCCTGGGGGGTGATGTCCTCACGAATGAACCGATCTAATGGATTCATTTAGGCAAGAGCCTCATGTCTATTAAGTCCTCAGCTGGTATGCCATAGAACTTAGGTCGTGTTCCGACCTGGCGTTCATAACGAACTAACTTAGCATCACGAGCTTTGATAAACCCAACTACCTCGTACCTAGTGTTGGCATGTGCCAAAACTAACACATGTATCAAATCATCTGGTGCATTAGGTTTGATAACTAAGAAGTTGCTATGTTTGTTGGGATCAATCTTATGATGCAACTGTGCTTTAATCTCGTAGTCACCAAGATCTGGTCTACTAAAAGTATTAACTGAACCATCCCAATACATGCCGAGAGCTTTTGCTACAGCACATTCTGCAACCGCTGAGACCACTGACCAGCCAACATCTGATATGGGTGTCCAAACGCTTCCATATCGATCCTTATGACCATGTAAAATTGATTGCACCTTACGATCTAGTCCGACCTGAGCTGCCATTTTATATTCGTACCACTCCAGCTCAACTATCATTAACTTTAGCCTTCCAGAATAAAACTTCACGCTTCAGATCATCAATTTGGTTTTGCAATAGGATTAATTCTCGTTCATCACTAATCTCTGGAATGTATGGCACATAGTCATTGACCTTGCGTGCAAACCGACCAGTCATGTCATGTTTAGGTTCACAACCACCGCACACATAACGTCTGACATTGTCGTAACTAAATAACGGAACACCACAGTGTTTGCATTTTCCTTGCTTGTGCAGATTTGTCACATTACCAACCATATTCATCCTCTGCATTTAATGGCATCAGTCTTTACCTACTTCTAATGTTGTAATCTTTTCACAGCATGCTTTTGTGATAGCTATGGCTCTGCCTGTCGTGCCATCACTGCAAAAGTCAGCACTTAAAACTATGCGGTCAGTTTCATCAGTAATTAACCAACCAACTGATACGACTGGTTCGGTCTTTGCAGACTGTACTTTCTTGAGATCATTCCAACCAGTTTCGTAATCACATGGATCATGCCACCAAACTTTTACCAACTTAAATTGATTAAGGTTGAACTTCTTGCCCATGCAGCTCCCTGTATTTGGCAACAAAGTCATTAGCTGTTACCGCTTGTTTGGTTTTATCTTCAATACGAATCAGTATGTTTAACTTGGGATAGCGTGTACCAATGCAATAACGCATAGCCGAAGTGGGTGATTTTAAGCCTAAAAAGTCAGCTAACTGCTTATAGCTCATCTTGTTTAGTGTCCGATAGTCCTGTAAAAGCATAATAGAATCAAGGCTAATGTAACTTTTACTGTCCGTAAATAGAACGGTTTACTACATTTAGTAAACATGATACTTTTTCCACTAGGGATAAATATTATATGAGTATAGCTGATACAGGTTCACCATTTGATGGCAACATGATTGTTAAGAATGTTTTACACCGTTATAAAATACAGCAAACAGAACTGTGCCAAAAGTTAGGTTACAGTCGTGAGGCATTTAGCAAAGTGGTAAATGGTCATCGTGCATTGTCAGTTATTAAAGCCAAAGAGATTGCTATGGCATATAATTTAGACTGGCGTAGTTTTTATGAAACTCCAGCTGATCGGTATATACCAGCTACAGCATGTTTAGAACATATTACTGTCAGACCTTTAAAAGAAACTTGGATGGTTAAATGCCCTAAAGAGTGGCACAACAACTCAGAATTTTATGTTTTATATGATCCTATGCATGAGTTTGAAGCCTATTGCTATGTCGTAGCTAAAAAAGCAGTACCGTTTGTTTTTGACAAGCAACTTAATGTTTGGACATTGTTTACCCTTAAAGATGGCAGTAAACTTATTGGATATGTAGACGGTTATCAAGACCCAGAAGGCAAGACGATTCGGTTTTATAATACTGAAACCAAAGCTGTGAAAACAATTAAAGCAAAAAGTATTGTTTCTATGCAAAAAGGCAGAGCCTTACTTCCACCTGTAAATTAATATTTAAACCTACCGATTCTGTAGCATTTTCTATGAATGTTCTATTAATATATTGTTACTCAATGTTAGTAACTATTCTATATTAAATTTTTTTTGTTTTTTTTATTTACAAAGTAGCTTTTTTGTTTAGTTTTTGTTCATACAACAAAGATAGAAATATGGACGCACAAATTAGTACAGACTTTAAACAACTGATCGAATCACCAAATGCAGAGCTGTTTGGTAAATACGACTTTAATCATCACAGTGCTTCACAGCTTAATTTACCAGAAGGTAATTGGGCATGGAAATATTTTTGCTGTACGCAAGAGACTAGACGTAAATTTCCATTCACTGCTAAACCAAGAATGGGTGTTGCAGTCGGTGGTGCAATAGCTCTCATGTTTGCAGATACCATTTGGACTTTTCAATCTGAAAAAATTGAGAACACAAAAATTAATTTTAAAGAATATTTAAGAACTGTAGATGAAGAATTAAGATCGTATCAACCAGCATTTGATGAGAAGGAAGAAGCTCAACACGAACACCATAAAAAGATTGCTCATAAGATGGCTTATAATTTATACCAAGGTATTAAAAGTTTAGCTTTGGAAGGCACAGTAGAGAGTGAGGCTAATCGTTACTACAATGTGGGTACGGAAATAGATCTATTAGGTAGAACTGACTTAGAGAATGAAACGTGTGTGGTAGAGATTAAGACTTTACCCCCTAGACGTGGCAAATTAAAGAAAGACGGCACTTACGGTTTCAGTACGCAGTCTATTAAAGAACCAAAGCTAGACGCAGCTAGACAAATATCATTGTACTACGCAGCAACTGGCAAAAGACCCTTTCTGGTCTACACCAACGAAAAAGAATATACGATATTTGATCCAAGCAATTCAGACATGTTGACTGAAGCTGCCATGAAAGATCACCTCAAGTTTTACAAGTCCAAAGCTAAATTGCGTGAGAACTTACTTATTCAAGCAGAGGGTGATCCTTACAAACTATTAAGTTTGGTCAACCCTGATTGGGAGCATCCGTTCTATTGGGCAATAGGTGATGAGTTTTTGGAACAAGCAAAAAGAGATTTTAACAAAGCAATGGAAGGGTAGTATGACTATAAAGAAAAAAGAAATCGTTTGGGATAATCTTAGTAAGATTGATTGCAACGAACACACAGAGAAAAAAGGTAATTTAACTTATTTATCGTGGGCATGGGCTTGGGGTATGTTGATGCAAAACTACCCAGACGCAACATATAGATTTAAAGAATGGGAAGGCTATGATGTCTTGTACTACAAGAATGGTACGACAGCTGTGGCTTGTGAAATGACAGTTGCTGGCACATCACGAGAGATGTGGTTAGCAGTCATGGATCATAAAAACCAATCAGTGGTCGATCCAACAGCTACACAAATATCTAATACCAAAATGAGATGCCTAGTTAAGACTATGGCTATGTTTGGGTTAGGTCATTACATCTACGCTGGTGAAGATGTACCTGAAGATTCTTCCGTATCGGATGAAGAACGGCAAGCAGAACTTATTAAGTTAATGAGTGGTGCTAGTCAGGTTGCTAAATTAAAGGCAGTTATAACGCAGCAATCTAAGTGGGTAAAATCCATGGAAACTAAGAACCCTGAGATCTTTCATAAAGTTCACGAGGTTTATTCTTTAAAAACACAAGAACTGTCAGAAGGAAAAATAGCAAATGGCAAATGAAAAAGTAGCAACAATTAAGTTGTACCCAGCAGATCCATCTAAATATAAATCTAATCCACCAGCTTACACAGGACCAGCAACGGTGAATGGAGATCAAAATTTTAGAGCTTCTGCTTGGAAACAAGACGATAAAAGTGGCAACTCACATTTGTCTGTATCAATACAGGCAAAGATGGAGTCAACAGCACCATCAGGTGGTTATCAAAAAAATGATCTAGAAGAACTAGATGACAAGATTCCTTTTTAATTGATAAAGGATAGTCTAACTCACACTCCCCCCATTAATGATTCTCAGTGTGGGTTAGGCAAGAAAGAATAAAATGGATTTATTAAAAGAAGCAGAAAAAATATTTAAACAACGGCACAATCAGTACGGTGATTTTGTACCAAGATTTAAAAAGACCGCAGCTCTGTATGCAGCTTTACTTGGTATCAAGGTCGTAGGCTCAACCATCTGCAAACTAATTATATTAGAAAAACTAAGTAGGTCAGGACACACATACATAAAAGATAACTGGCTAGACATTATCAACTACTCATTGATGGGAGAGATTTTACAAAAGCTCGAAGATCAAGAGAAGAAGCAAAAGGTACAACCAATCAAATGACACCAAATCAAGTAAAAGTTTTAGAATTTATAAAGAAGTTTATAGCTACTAATAGCTACTCACCTAGCTATGAAGAAATAGCCTTACACATGAGCTGGAAAGCTCGTAGCCAGGTGCATAACGTCATCAGGCAATTAGAAAAACGTAAGTACATAACGTATCTACCTAACCACTCAAGATCGGTAGTTATCAATGAGCAATAGTGATCCTGATATGTTTGATATTACTGATAACAAACGCCCATGCATTACGGTTAAGTTTATCTACAACAACATCAGTATGTACTTAAATGCACAGTATGATCGTAGTGGTGATCTAAGAGTTATTAGACTATTTCCTAAACTAAAGTATGGCACTGACATGCATGAGATGCTGAAAGAATTATCAGATGACATTACCTTTAGATTGCAATGCTATGCCAATCCTGGTGATGCATTAGCTAAAATGAAATCAGGGGTATTACGCAGAGTTGATGGGCAACCAACAACTATTAGAGGTGCTATCATTGATCGATTATTTTCAGATCCATATTTAGAAAAGTAAGTGGAGAACCTAAAGGTTAATCTAACGTGTGACTCATGTCACCGCACCTTTAACCCATTTAAAACTCACAAGAAGTTTAGTTGGTATTACAATGATTTGGGGATGGAGACCATTTTA